ACGACTACAAATAAGTATGAATCTCCGGAACTTCATACTCGTTTATCTTCGATCTATGCATTCAATAATTTGATCAATAATGATACAACAAATGAATATACTGGATCTGGAAATGCTACTTCACGGCATATATCAAAGAAGATAACCTTTGCTAAAAATAGATTTGCAGAGGATGTTAGACTTATAACAAATGTATGGAGACCTGCTGGCACAGATGTTAAATTTTATGCGCGTATTCATAACTCAAAGGATGAAGACGCATTTGATGATAAAGATTGGACAGAACTTGAAATTAAAGATGCTGCTCTTGGCGGAAGAACATATAGTAGCTTATCGGACGATAAAGACTATGTAGAATTAACATATGGATTCAGATCTTATCCTGAAATCGGTTCGACTGCAAATGGTATAGCCACTCTTGCAAATTCTGGTATAGGAAATACGACTATAACTGGTGTAGGCACATCTTTTAATACTGAAATTGCAAATGGAGACGTAATTGTTTTATACGATCCATTATTTGCAAATACGACTTATGCTGTTGCTGTAGTTGCAAACACTCCAATCGCGGCTTCATTTGAAATAAATAGTGCAATAGCTAATGCAAGTTTAGGTGCAGCGTCTCTTAAGATTGGCGTAGTTTCTCGTAAAAATAGCGCGTTTAATAATATTCAGAATGAAAACGTAGTTCGATATTATTCAACTAGCCTTACTGAATTTGACACATATGATACATTAGCTATTAAAATTGTACCATTATCTTCTTCAACATATGTTGTTCCAAGAGTAAATGACGTTCAAGTAATAGGTGTATCTGCATGACGATTTATGCTAAAACATCGATTCCAGGATTAGTTCGCGATATGAGCACTCAAGTCATAATAAATACTAATGATGCAGAGTATAACAGAATCCTCGAACAAAGAAAACAGCATAAACATGCTCAAGCAGTTCAACATCAGATTGATAGTCTGAAGAATGAATTCATAGAGCTTAAAGAAATGCTTAAACAAGTACTAAACGGAAGAGCGTAATGGCAAGAACAGTAGCAAATCTTGATGTAACTTCAGATACTTTTCAGAACTGGGTAAACAAGACCAATGAGCTCTTGTATTCTCTCACTACGGAAATTATCACTGGCAACTCTTCCATATCAAATACTGGTACAACGCTAGAACCAAGAAAAGCCCAGCTTATTGGTCGGTTTGGTGCCAACACTCTCGTTGCTACTGATGAACTTCGTGGTGGTAATGTAGGGGATTCTGGGTATGCTCTTCTTACGATTACTTCAAGTACATTATTTGGCGGCAATTCTTCGGCGAATGCTTCTTTCGTAAATGCTCAGGCTAACGTATTTGTTAATAATGCTGTTCTTCAAGTTAATAGCCAGACGATTACAGTTACTGGTAATACAAACATCAAAGGTAACACTTCTGTAACTGCTATTACTGTTACTGGCAATGCTACTGTTTCAAATACGATCATTACTGGTACAGATCTTTTTGTTACCGCAGTCAATACTTCTGTCAATAGCAGATCTATTTTCACTGGCAACACATACATCAAAGCCAATTCTACTGTTACCAACATCACAGTTCAAGGTGATGGCACAACAGCAAATACAATTCTTGCTGGCAATCTTACACAGATTACTTCTAATTTAGATATAACTGGTACACTTCATACGATTGCTGGTAACGTAAACTTTGATAGCGCTGTTCTATTCGTAGACGCTACTAATAATCGAGTAGGCATTAATAATAATGCTCCAGATGCTGTTTTTGTCGTTACAGGAACGGCAAACGTTTCTGGTGCTTCACGATTATCTAATACATTAAATGTTGTTGGTGCAGTAACATTATCAAATACATTAGGCGTTACCAATACGGTAACTCTTGCTAATACTTTATTAGTCACCGGCGCAGTTACATTTTCTAATACGTTAGGACTTACTGGTGCGGCCACTTTTGCGAATACACTAGGATTAACTGGTGCTGCTACTTTTGCGAATACACTAGGCGTTACTGGGGCGACTACTCTATCTAATACCATTTTCGTACTCGGTGCAGGTAATGTCCAAAGCACGTTTGGCATTGGTGGTGCAGCTAATGCATTGAGCACATTTGGTGTTACAGGAGCTGCAAATACATTAAGTACTCTTGGTATTGGTGGAGCAGCTAACGCTCTAAGTACCTTTGGGGTTACTGGTGCAGCTAATGTATTGAGCACATTTGGTGTTACAGGTGCAGCAAATGCCTTAAGCACTCTAGGTGTTAATGGAGCAACTACACTTGCAAGTACATTAAGTGTTGCTGGTGCGGCTAATGCTCTAAGCACATTTGGTGTTACAGGTGCAGCAAATGCTTTAAGCACTTTAGGAGTCAATGGCGCAACTACACTTGCAAGCACATTAAGTGTTGCTGGTGCAGCTAATGCTTTAAGCACATTTGGTGTTGGCGGGGCGGCTAATGCCTTAAGCACCTTTGGCGTCAATGGATTGCTCACTGCGTGCACTAACTTAAATGTAACTAGCACAACAAATACTGCAACACTTAATGTAACTGGTTCCGGTAATGTAATATCAGGTACTTTTGGTATCGGCGGTGCAGCAAATGCTTTAAGCACATTCGGCGTTACTGGTGCTGCAAATGCATTAAGCACTCTTGGTGTCAATGGATTACTTACAGCAGTTGCCAGTTTAAATGTTACAGGTGTTGCTAACGTATCGTCTAACTTGAATGTAGGCACATTTGGCACAACCAATGGTGTTAACGTAGTCAATACAACAATATTGGTTGGCAATACTACATCGAACGCTTTAATAAGCGGTAACTTAGTATCTGTAAGCAACACTGCTAACCTAACGTCTACAACATTGACTATTGGCGCCACCACAGTTACTGCTAGCCAAGTTAATAGTGCTTTGCATACTGCTGGTTTATTTGGTACAACGAATGGTAGTACTATTAATGCCACATCTATTGTCATTGGTAATACTACATCGAATGCAATTGTTTCAGGCAACTTAATTTCAATAAGCAATACTGCAAACCTAACGTCTACTACATTGACAATTGGTGCGACTACTGTCAACGCATCATACATTAATGTTAGCACAATATTTGTGACCGGCGCAGGTAATATCCAAAGTACGTTTGGTATTGGTGGTCAAGCTAATGCGCTCAGCGCACTCGGTGTTAATGGATTATTAACGGCATGTTCAGGTCTTGTAGTAACTGGCACTGCTAATGTATCCACTAATCTAAACGTCACAGGCACGGGTAATGTTCAGTCTACTTTTGGTATGGCTGGAGCTGCTAATGCCTTAAGCACGTTTGGTGTTAATGGTCTACTTACTGCATGCACTAACTTAAATGTAACTAGCACAACAAATACCGCAACGCTTAATGTAACAGGATCAGGTAACGTAATATCGGGTACATTTGGCATTGGTGGTGCAGCAAATGCGCTAAGTACGTTTGGTGTGAATGGAGCTACTACGCTTGTTGGTGCTGCTAATGCTTTAAGCACCTTTGGTATCGGCGGTGCAGCTAATGCTCTAAGCACATTTGGTGTTAGGGGTGTTGCTACTTTTGCAAATACAACTGCTTATATTGGTGCAGCAACATTTAGTAATACGGTTGCTATTACCGGAACGACAACAATCAACACTGATTATGTTATTGAAGTAACAGCTAATGGAAATCTTGGTGCAACAGTAGGTTCGCCTTTGCTTGTGTACTCTTTCCCTAAAGCAACTTATTCTTCAGCTAAACTTACATCACAAGTTAAAACAAGTGGTGGTAATACACAAATTTCTGAAATTGTACTTGCCCATGACGGAACAGATTCGTATATAACAGTATATGCTACTGTAGTTTCTCCTCTTGGTGGAAATAATGGCATATACTCTGCAGCTATAAATAATGCAAATGTTGAATTAAAATTCACGCAGACTTCTTCAAGTTCTGCTGCTAAAATCGTAGCTAATCTAATAAAGTAGTGGTACTAAATGGCTAATACAAGTTTTAAAGCAGAAAATGGGTTATCAGTTACTGGTAATGCTCAATTTGATTATACGAGTAAATTTAATGCTAACGTAACTATTGCAGCTGATCAATGGTATATCGGTGGCAATCTTTATGTAACAGGTACACAAGTATTCGTTGGCGGTAATGCTGCGGTCGCTGATATTTTAGCTGGAGCATCTGGATTAAAAATAGGTAATACTACTAATCAATTTGATGCGTATTTAAGTAACGTTTTTGTTTATGGACTTCTAAATCCCGTTGGCAATACTATTCTCCTTGGTAATTCGACAAATCGTTGGGTAATTTCTGGTAATACGCTTAATATTTCTACTACTTCTACTCTAACCGGTGCTGCTACACTCGCTAACACGATTGCAGTTACTGGTGCTGCTACACTTGCTAATACTTTAGGCGTTACAGGCGCGACTACATTATCTAATACAATGTCTGTTACGGGTGCTGCTAATGCTTTAAGCACTTTTGGTGTTACTGGTGCTACAACTTTAACTGGTGCTGCTAATGCTTTAAGCACTTTTGGTGTTACTGGTGCTACAACTTTAACTGGTGCTGCTAATGCTTTAAGCACTTTTGGTGTTACTGGTGTTGCCACTTTTGCCAACACAACATCGCATGTTGGTGCAGCAACATTCAGTAATACTTTAGCAGTTACTGGAACAACTACATTAACTGGTAATGCCACATTAAGCGGCGCTTTACAGACTATTTCCGGTAACGCTGCATTCAATTCAAGCACTCTTTTTGTTGATGCTACGAATAACCGAGTAGGCATAGGCACTACTGGTCCAGCTACAACGCTTACAGTACAAGGTACATTTAATGCTAATGGAGCAGCAACATTATCAAATACGTCTGCTCATACTGGTTCGGCTACATTTGCAAATACTATTGCAGTAACAGGCGCTACAACTCTATCGAATACTTTAGCGGTAACTGGTACAACAACATTTAATAATGACGTAACTATTAATGCAAACTTAACGGTTACTGGCACAAGAACATACGTTAATACACAAACATTAGATATTAGCGATAACATTATTACATTAAATGCTGATTTACCTGGAGCATCTCCTCCTACAGAAAATGCCGGCATTGAAATTAATCGTGGTAGTTCAGCTAATTCACGATTACAATGGAATGAAAGTAGCGATACCTGGCAAATAACAGCTGATGGTACTAATTTTTTTAATATTTTAAGTGACGGTACTACTAATACTAATTTTGATTCTGGTACTTTGTTTATTGATGCTTTAAATAATCGTGTAGGTATCAATAATACTGCTCCCGGTGTTGCGCTAAGAGTTACTGGTAATGCTGATATTAGTGGTACAGCTAATATTCAAAGTAATGCTAACGTTGGTGGTACTTTAGGGATTGCTGGTTTAACAACTGCTGCGGCTGGGCTTGCAGTTACTGGTACTGCTAACATATTCGGCGGTGGTGGCGCAGTAACTACTGCTAGATTTGCTACTGGCGCGTTCCCTGCCTCCGGTATTAGCATTGTGCCAAATGCTACAGCTGGTACATTAAACTCTTTAGTTGCTGCAGGTGATATTTTATTAAATTTTTCAAGTGGCGGCGTGGGTTCTGGCAATTTAGTTATTGCTAATTGGGCGACGAATACTGGTGGCATAAAAATAAATGGACTAATTAATGATATTGCACTTGTAGGTAATTCGTTTACGTTTACGACTGGTAACTCTAACTTCGATTCTGGCGTATTATTTGTTGATGCTTTAAATAATCGTGTAGGTATCAATAATACTGCTCCCGGTGTTGCTCTAAGAGTTACTGGTGCGGTTGATATCAGTTCAACTGCTAACATTCAAGGTAATGCTAACGTTGGTGGTACTTTAGGTGTTGCTAGTTTATTGACTGCTTCTGCTCTTAACGTCACTAATCAGACTAATACAGCGACACTTTTTGTAACTACAAGTGCTAACGTTGGTACAGCATTTACAGCCAACTCTACGCTAACTAATGCTATAGCTCTCAATGTTGTTAACCAAACAAACACTGCAACGCTTTTTGTAACCACATCTGCTAACGTTGGTACAGCATTTACAGCCAACTCTACGCTAACTAATGCTATAGCTCTCAATGTTGTTAACCAAACAAACACTGCAACGCTTTTTGTAACCACATCTGCTAACGTTGGTACAGCATTAACGATTAATACCACAGAACTTACTGTAGCTCCTAATGCTAACTTTGACTCAGGTACACTATTTGTTGATGCAGTTAATAATCGTGTAGGTATCAATAATACTGCTCCCGGTGTTGCATTAAGAGTTACTGGTGAGGTTGATATTAGCTCAACTGCTAACATTCAAGGTAATGCTAACGTTGGTGGTACTTTAGGGATTGCTGGTTTAACAACTGCTGCGGCAGGTCTTACAGTCACTGGAACGTCTAACGTATCAGCACAATTTAATGTCGGTGGTGGTGTTGCGACTACAAATGGCGCGACTATAACTAATACGAGCATTAGAGTGGGCAATAGTTCTGTAAATACTCAGATATCTCCTACGCAAATAATAGTAGATACTAATGATGGAGACGGATCTACAACTGTTACTGGTAACTTAATAGTTGTATTTACATCCTCTGGCACTGCTAATTTATCATCTACTACTTTGACGATTGGTACTACAACAGTTAATAATTCTCAAGTTAATAGCGCGCTGTATACGGCTGGTTTATTTGGTGTTACAAATGGCGCAACTATCAATGCTACTTCAATTAGAATTGGTAATACTACTTCAAACGCTATAGTTTCTGGTAACTTAATTTCAATAAGTAATACTGCTAATTTGACATCTACCACTTTAACAATTGGCACAACAACTGTTACTACAGCTTTGATTAATACTGCTGCGCTAAACGTAGTCAATCAAACAAACACAGCGACACTTTTTGTTACTACATCAGCTAACGTAGGTACAGCACTCACAGTCAATAGCTCAGTAATCAATGCTGCAGCTAACTTGAGTATGGGAGCATATACTGAAAAGATGACTGCTCTTGCTATAACAACAAATGGCACAACGGATTTAAATCTACAAACTTCTTCTGTGTTTAGAGTAACCGTTGCTAATACTGTTGTGACTTCTGCAAACGTTAGATTTATTAATCCACCTGCGACTGGCACAGCGGTTTCTGCAACGCTTATTCTTCAATACCTAGGCACTGGCGCTAACTCAATTGGAGCACTAGCTATTCAGGGCAACACTCAAGCCGGTGCTGCTGGTACAATGAAATATGCATACAATACTGCTCCAACATTAACGTTAAGCCCAGCAAAAAGCGATATATTATCTGTAATAACTTATGATGGTGGTTCTTCATATATAGTAGCACCATCTTTTATGAACTTTACTACTTAATAGGAGGACTCGATGGCTGTTGTTATTTACGATGCTACTTTATATTCAATCACACCTGCTTCTAAACTATATTCTTGTCCTTGGAGACAGTATCTGAGTTCATTGAATGTAGAATGGAAAGATCTAAATTACGGTGGTACTACACTAGAAAATCTACAAGCCGTAGTAGATCCAGTAAATTCTTGGTTTGGACCTAATCCAGATGGTTCATTTTTACTTTCGCCTGAATCATTTCCATTTTTAATATATCAAAAAGCCGATTCTTCTATCAATGGCGGTTATCCAAAGCATACCGTTCATCTAACTTTAGAATCATTGCTTGCAGATGAAACTTTCAAGAATTACGAGCCATAATACATGCCATTAGGATTTAGAGCCAGAATACGTCAGTCTGCTGCAGCTGGTACTCAGACGTTTAACACATCTGGAACTTTTACTGTTCCTGTCGGAGTGCAGTGGATTAGTGTGCAAGGCGCTGGGGCTAGTGGAGGCTCCGGAGGAGCGGGTGGATTAGGTAGTGCTGGAACTGGAGAAAATAGAAATGCGGCCGGTTCTGGAAATGCTGGCACAGCCGGCGGCGGTGGCGGTGGCGGTGGAGGTCTTAATGGTGTCAAAGCAAACATTGCTATAGCAGGTCAAGCTGGACAAGCCGCTGCATCCAGTCCTCAAGGTGTCGGCGGCGCTGGCGGACAAGGCGGCAACAATTTAGCCGGCCCGTATCAAGGTGCTAATGCGCCTGGACAAGCTGGAACAAGAGGTCAGCCTGGAAACGTCGGCGCCGCAGGGAACATAATAACTCCTGGTATAGCTGCAGGAACTGGTCAACAAGGAGCAGCAGGTAATGCGGGCGGTGCCACTAACGTAGTTGGACAAACAACAGCAGCTGCATTTACAACATTAACATATGCTGGAGGTAGTGCAGGTGCTGGTGGACCGGGCGGGGCCGCAGGAAATGCTGGCACAGCTGCTCAAGCAACTGCTGGAAACGGTGGTCAAGGCGGCGCTGGAGGATCTGGAGGCACTCGCGCAAACTCAACTAATAATCCCGGCGGGCCAGGCGGTGCTGGTGGTCAAGGCGGAGCTGGAGGCACTCCAAGTGGAACCGCAGGAACGTCGGGTCAAGCCGGTACTATTGGTCAACCATGGAATACCACAAACAGCACAGGCGGGGCTGGCGGTGCTGGAGGTGCTGGACCCGGAAATGCTGGAGATGGCGGCGCTGGAGCGATCGGTCAACCATATGCAGGTGCAGGTGGAGGTGGAGGTGGTGCAACTGGAGGTAATGGAGGAGTTGCAGCAAATGCACCAAGCGTAAATGGCACAATTGGAGTAGTATCTCCTCCTGGTCAATCAGGAGGCGCAGGACAATCGCGTACTGATACGTTAGTTCGTGTAACTTCAGGTGATGTATTAACTATTCAAATTGGCAGTCGTGGCACTGGAGGCACTGGAGGCACTGGTGGAAGAATTGGTAATTTAACACCCGGTTCCCAAGCCGCTAATGGTACTGTTGGAGCTGCAAATGGAAGCGTAGTCATTTCATGGACTGGTTCTGAACGATGATATATAATATAAAAGTGAGTGAAAAATTATGTTTAAGTGGTTTAAGCCAAAACAATCTGTAATTGAATTTAGATGTCGTGAAGAAGATTGGGATGTAATTCCAAAACCTTATCCGGCAAGAAAACTTATGCCTAATTGGTATAAAGATCTTGTTCCCGCATTAGATTCAAATTCGAATAGTTCCACTATTAAAAGATGTGCTCCTTTTCTAGATGCGATGATTGTAGGATGGATTATTCCATTAGCGTCTGAAGTACACATTACTACGAATGAAGATTGTTCTCGCATCGATTGGCATTGCGATTGGAACAAGCCAATATTAGAATCTCATTTAGCTAGTCAAATAAATGATGATAAACATCCGAAATACCCTAAACCTCCAATTAAATTTTTAAACTATTGGTCAATCAAAGTTCCTGATGGATGGTCAGTTCTTTTTACCTCTCCTTTTAACAGAGAAGATGAAAGATTTTCTTGTGTTACTGGTATAGTAGATTGTGATAGATATGAAGAATTTGTAAATTTTCCTGCTTTTTGGAATAAACCTAATTTTCAAGGAATGCTTCCAGTAGGTACTCCGTTGATACAGGCTATTCCAATACAAAGAAGTTCTTTTGAAATCGAAGCTGACATACATGAGTTAAATCAACAAGAATTGAAGAAAATACAAAAAACTTCGGCTAGGATGAAAGTTGAGCGTAGTCATTATCGAAATAATTTATGGGTACGCAAATGAAGATGTTTATGCCATCGCCAGATTTGGCATATAATAGTACAACTTTTGCTTGGTGGGAAAATGGATTTACTGATGAAGAGATAGATGCTATATGCACAATGGGAGAAAGAGCACCTCCTCAATCTGCTATCATAGGTCAAGGAGTTCGTGATGAAAATATTCGAGGTTCAACTATATCATGGTTAGATAATGAAGGATGGTTAGCCGATAGACTTCAACATATAGCCAGACAATTGAATGGTAAATTTTTTGGTTTAGATTTATGGGGATTTGGAGAACTGTTCCAGTATACAACGTATAAATATGTAAAGAAATCTAAACAACATTATGATTGGCATATGGACAATGGACCAAACGATAATGTTCCTAGAAAATTATCTATGGTTTTACAATTATCTCATCCTTCAGAATATGAAGGAGGGGACTTAGAATTAATGACGGGAAATATTCCTCATGTTTGTAAAAAACAAAAAGGATTACTATATGCGTTTCCGTCATATATATTACATAGAGTCACACCAATAACAAACGGGACAAGACGAACTCTTGTCGTATGGATATCAGGACCGAGGTTTAAATGAGCGAAGTAACTTGGAAGATTACAGAAGTAGATGAAACTCTTGGTAATATTACCGTGAGTTTTACTAATGGAGTACAAGAGAATAGTAATATATTCAAATGGACTGGTAATCGAGACGACTTAGTTACAATGTTAAACGAAGTTGCATATCAATTTAAAGACACATGGAAAAAAGTGCCTTTGATGTTATCTGTAACTAAATTAGAATTACTACAATTAGTTGGTTCATCTAGCGATCATATCGTGCCATCATATCGCGATATTATCGACGTTTAAATCTAAAAAGATAGTAAATAAATGACTACAATTACAAATTTAATAAAAACAGATGAATTCAATATTTGTTATGGATATATTGGATCACATGAATCTGTAGATATGATTTTAAGAGGAGACGGGATTGCCAATGAATGGGTATATTGCGTAATCCAAAGTTTAGATTCCTCTGATAATCCCCACATGAAATATACTGTTCATGATAGAATTAATGGTAATATAGAAATTATTGGTACTCATAAACAAGGTATAAATTTTAGATCCTACTTTAATAATAAAGTAACTGCTCTAAATAACGGAAATAATTTATTGTACTATGTTGCATTCAATCCTATTCCATACACACAAAATCATGATTTTACAATAATAGAGGAATCTATGGATTTAGGTATGTCTGATAAAACCAGATATATTGTACCTATCATTGGTAAATGTATTGCAAATGGAAATGAGATAACTGCATTAAATTTCGGTCGAAATATTTCTGGAAAAAATCTTACAATTCGATTACAGAGCGGAGATATTACTGCTATTATAACACGATTATAATTTTAAATTATATTATGAATAAAAAAGAACGTGCTTTCCTAGAAACTCTTTTGATTAAGATTAGTCGTGATCCGCAAACTGCATTTTATTCCAAGGATATTTTAGATCATAAATTAATCAAATGGGATGACATAGAGTATCTTCTAAACGATACCTATCGTATTACTCCTGAATGTATAGAACTTATCAATGAGAATCGTGTTAAGATAGAGATCCCGCTTTTTACTTGTGCATGGTCTCATACTCCACGACCAGATCCGCAATTCGTGTTCAATAAGATCAATGCTGGTCATAGTTTAGTTATTCTTGGAGCATCTAAGATAACTAAGGAAGTGAATCATATATGTTCTCTGATAGAATCTATCATACCACAAACGGCAGTAGATGTACATGCTTACTGCGGATTAAAGAAAAGCAAATCGTTCAGAGCGCACTACGATCACGCTGACAACGTAATCTTGCATCAATCTGGTAAGTGTCATTGGAAAGTCTATAAGCAACGCGCCAAAGATTGTAACTTTGAATACAATGTGAATGGCAAGGATTTAGATGTAGAGTTTGAATGTGACCTAGAATCAGGCGATATGATCTATGTACCTAAACATCAGTATCATGAATGCTTTCCACTTAAAAAAAGAATCTCTCTTAGTTTTCCAATAGTAAATGCTGATACTAAATTAGATAGAAACTGGTACTCTATAAATAATAAATAGAAGAAACCAAACTTTCTGGATTAAATATGGCATCGACAAAAGCAAACCTAGTTATAGATCAAGGCGCTACATTCAGTAACACCATCACGGTTAAAGATTCAAACGGTGATGTTATGGATTTGACTAACTATACAGGTGCTGCTCAGATGCGTAGACACTATTCGTCTACTAACTCTACATCATTTGTAGTTACAGTTGCAAACTCTGGTACGGTCACTCTTTCTCTTTCTGCTAATGCTACTGCCAATATTTCATATGGTAGATATGTCTATGACTGTGAAATTACGAGTAATGCTGCGATAGTAACAAGAGTCCAAGAGGGAATAGTCACGGTTACTCCAGAAGTAACTCGATAACGCTACATAAATATTCTATAAATCTCGGAGAAATGTATGGCTGTTCCAACTACTCGTGCTGCATTTAAAGAATATTGTCTAAGACGACTAGGCAAACCTGTCATCGAAATCAACGTCGATGATGATCAAGTAGAAGATCGTGTTGATGATGCTCTTCGTTATTATTGGGACTATCATTTTGATGGCACAGAGAAGATCTATTATAAGCATTTAGTCACAGATACTGATAAGACTAATAAGTATATTACAGTTCCAGACAATGTAATCGGAGCAGTGAATCTTTTCAATATTGCCGATCCATCTATTCGTTCCGATGACCTCTTTAATATTCGTTATCAGATTGCATTAAACGATCTATATACGCTTACATCTGTATCGATGGTTCCTTATTACATGGTCATGGAGCATCTTTCGCTGATTTCTGAAATGTTAGTCGGTAAACAACTTCTACGGTTTAATCGCCATATGAATCGTCTGTATATCGATATGGATTGGAACTCACTCTCAAATGAATATCTACTTGTTGAAGCTTATCAGATCATAGATCCAACTGAATATGTTGACGTCTGGAAAGATCAATGGTTGTTGAGATACGCAACAGCTCTGATTAAACGTCAATGGGGTTCTAATCTAACTAAATTTACTGGTATGCAGCTTCCCGGCGGATTAACGTTTAATGGCGAGAAGATCTATAATGATGCTGTTGCTGAAATTACAGACTTAGAAGATAAGATGATTAGCAGTTATTCATTACCCGTTATGGATATGGTAGGTTGAAATATATCTAATGGCAACCTCAGTCTTCTTCAATAACTTCACAAGTTCTATGGAACAGAACTTGATCGAGAATCTTATCATTGAATCCATAAAAATATATGGACATGACGTGTATTATATTCCAAGACAGTTGAAAAATAAAGACGAGATTGGTGGTGAAGACAGCGTATCAGAATATAATCAATCGTTTTTTATTGATATGTACATCAAAGATGTGTCTGGATTTCAAGGAGAAGGCGATTTCTTATCTAAGTTTAATCTCCAGATCAGAGATCAGATAACGTTTACAATAGCTCGTAGAACTTTCTTTGATGAGATTGGTAATGTAGATGAATTAGCTAGACCACGAGAAGGCGATCTTATCTATTTGCCATTAAATAAAAAAATCTTTATAATTAAATTCGTTGAACATGAAGCTATATTCTATCAACTAGGTTCTCTACAAACGTTTGATTTGGTGTGCGATCTTTGGGAATACTCAAACGAACGACTCAACACCGGTATTCCAGAAATTGATTCAAAAGAAGAACTTTATTCGTTTGATTTCTCTAATTATCGTATGCTTACAGAAGATTCATATGTCCTTCAGGATGAAGACGGATATGATCTTGTTCAAGAACAATTTAACTTCGTTACTCAGGTCGGAGATTCCTTCGAAGATAATACTGAGGTTGAAACAGAAGCTGATAATATATTAGATTTCTCTGAGGCAAATCCATTCTCAGAAGGAAATTATTAAGATGTTTAATACATTCTATCATGGCGCTATAAGAAAGTACATAGTTGCTTTTGGCACGCTTTTTAATGATATTCACATTAATCGCGTAAATTCAAGTAATGAAACTATTCAAACGATGAAGGTGCCATTGTCTTATGGCCCAAAAGAAAAGTTTCTAGCGAGATCAGAAGGCGATCCAGATTTAACGCGTCCATTTGCTATGGTGCTTCCTCGCATGGCTTTTGAACTCGTCAACATTTCATATGATCCAGAACGCAAGCTTAATACGTTAAATAGAAATGTAAAACAAAATTCTTCGAACACTTCACAACTTTTATATCAATATCAACCCGTGCCATATAATTTAGGTATAACTCTTGATATTATGGCGAAGACTAATGATGATGCTACGCGAATTGTAGAACAGATATTACCATATTTTACTCCGCAATGGACTATGACATTAAATATGATTCCTGATTTAGGTTTGAAAGTAGATGTTCCGGTTATATTAAACACTACGAGTTTACAAGATACTTATGAAGGTGATTTTATAAATCGTCGTGCTATAGTATATTCATTGGGATTTACGCTGAAAGCTCAGTTATTTGGACCAATCAGAAAGAGCGGAGTTATCAAAAGAACCTACACTAACCTATA